ATCTGGGATCCCACACATTACAGATCCTTGACCAAGCAGGGTTGACGGATGAGTATATCGCACAACGACTTATGAAGAAGACTGATGCCACCAAGGTTCAATACTTTACTGACAAGGGCGTGGTAGTTGATAGCCGGGAAGGCCCTGATCATGGCGTGCAACTCAAGGCAATCGAGATGGCTGGCAAGTGGAAAGGGTTTGATGTGAAGCGGTCGTTGTCCATGAATTTGAACGTCAAAAAGGACATGAATGCCTCAGACTTGGAGAATATGACCCCAGAAGAGCTGGATTACTACCTTGAATCCATTTCAGCAAGTTTGCAGGAGGGGTAAAGCATCCCCCCTACGGGGGGATGGTCAGGGAAAAAGACCAACCCCACCGCTGGCCACGTTATTTGTGGGAGGGTTGTACCGGGACAAGGGACATGAGGCAAGGGACGGGGCAGGGGGGTAGTGATAAATCGCAGGGGGTTTGTGGGTAGGGCTAGGATGCCCCACCAAAAATTCCCACCCGTTTTTGAACCTTTGCAAAATTAACACCAATTCAGGAAGGCAGCCAATGTATGACTGGGCCGAATGGGACTACAACCCAAACCTCAGCCAGCGTCGCAACCACAAAGTTGCGACAAGCATGCCAATTAACAAAATGCCACTGAATGTCAAATGGCAACGCACCAATCATTTGATGCACCGGGCAAGGTAGCTTCACCACTGATAAAGATAATGGTGACGCGTTAAAAAGGACAAATATCATGGCTGCACAAACTAAACGATTACGGTTTTCAATTGCCCTGCTTGTGACCCTTTGCATGGCTTGCTCGGCAAATAACCCAGTTGGGCCGGAACTGATTGAAGAGGCAGCCCACTTTGTCATCCATCGAGTTGAAAAAGGAACCGGGATCTATGACCACCCGCACCTTCGGATTGTTGTAACAAATAAAGGCAATGGGACGGGAAGCAATGTGGGGTGTATAGGCTCCCTGTTTAATGAAGACGGGGGCACCATCTTGCGGTTCAATATAATGCTTTGGGAAAGACCGGTCAGCCCAGGAGGTGGATTCTATTGTGATGTGGTGCTTGTGGGCCTTGAGTCACACGAAGAGTATTCGAGAAGTGAAATTATTCTGATGTGGCCTTCCACGTAAAACAAGATCAAGCGACAGCACCAAGGAGCAAGGTAAAGGAACCAGTATCATGAAAAACAAAACAGAGATTTGCAAAGTATGCCACGGGGAAGGGGAACGCATCGTTCGCAAAGGGAACATGGATGTCCGGCTGACCTGCTTCGCCTGCCACGGCAAAGGCAAAGTACCCACGGAAACCTTGTTTGATGAAATCCGGCAAGTGTTGAATATGACCATCCTGATCTAAAGCTATCAGGATGGGGGAAAGTAAAAGCAGCAGCGGCCCTGAAAGCCGCTGCAAGGAATGGGAAAGAATCATGACCCTTATTGAAATGCTGTACTGTTTAGGCTCTACAATTGCCATCGGGGCAATCATTTGGGCTTTGGGCTTATGGGAGTGTCCTATAATATTGCACCCCGATTTCCATACAGGAAACTTACTCCCGGATAAAAATAACGAAGGGGGATCAATGAAACTTCTACTTGATTATGATGCCAGTTCTGATGTCCTGTACATTTCCATCGGGGAGCCTGTACCAAGTTTATCATACGATACTGACACAGGTATCCTTATTCGCCGGGGCATAGTTACAAAAAAACTTACCGGAGCAACAATCATGGACTACACTAAAATAAGGCGTGACCCGAAGTTTCTTGAAAAGTTGATGCAAGGCCCTGAAGTTAAACAGGGCATGGATGAATTTGATGCCATGCTTGCTGCCGGTCAAATCACAATTGAAGTTGAGCCCGTACAATTTACCAAGCAGGAAATTGATATCGCAATGGGCAAGACAAGCCTTACCGCGAATGGGACAAAATGAAGCCAACCCCAGCAGCGTTTGAAAAAGAAGTCATGATCCGGAATGCCATGAGGATTCGGCAGGAGCAGGCCAAACGTGTCAAAGGCAGCAAGTCCCTCATTGAATTCAGCGGGCAAACTATGCCTGGGTACCTTCCCACGTTACACCATGATTTTATGTCAAAGGTACTAAGCCGGGCAATGAATCGGGAGAAGGGTTGGACGCGCCTTTGCGTGCATATGCCGCCGCAACATGGCAAGAGCCTCCAGATATCCACCCACTTCCCGGCATGGTATCTTGGCAACAACCCAAACCACTCTGTAATTGTTACCGCATATAACGATGAACATGCCATAACCTTCTCCCGTAAAATACGAAACCTGATTGACAGCCCGGCCTATCAAAATATCTTTCCGGGTATCCAATTGTCAAAGGACAGCCGGGCTGCCAATCGGTGGGAGCTTGTGGCTCCCAACACAGGGGAACTTATTGGTGCTGGGATCAATGGCCGTATAACTGGCAAGGGTGCAGAGCTGCTTCTGATTGATGACCCAATAAAAAACAGGATGCAGGCTGACAGTGATACTTTCCGGGAAGGATTGAAAGAGGCGTACCGGTCAACCCTCGCAACCCGTTTGCACCTTGACGCCATAGTAATTTGTATAATGACCCGTTGGCATGAGGATGATCTTGCCGGCTGGCTTATAAAGAACCATGACTTCAAATACATTTGCTTGCCGGCCATCGCTGAAGAGAATGACCTGCTCCACCGTGAAGTAGGGGAACCATTATGGCCGGAGAAGTTCCCAAAGAAAATGATTGAAAACCTCAAGCAAACATCCGGGGAATATAATTTCTACTCCCTGTACCAAGGGCAACCTCGCCCGGCTGAAGGTCTCCTGTTCAAACGTAGCTATTTCAATATTATCGACAAGCCCCCAAACAATTTGAGTTGGTACCGGTTCTGGGACTTGGCCGTGACTGAGAAAAAGTCAGCAGACTGGACGTGCTCTGTCCGGGTGGCTCATGATTCAAATGCCAATGTTTATGTTGACAGTAGAATTTATCTCAAGGCGGAATGGCCGAAGATACGCAACCTGATGATCCATACCGCCGCCGCTGAACCTGATACGGTTTTCTCCGGAATAGGAAACCAAGGGCCACAAAATGGAATGGTGCAGCAAGTTATGACCGACACGGCATTGCTGAATGCTAACATGATCGGGATCCCGGAAGTCACAAGTAAACGGATCCGGTCATACCCTGTTATTGCCCGTGGGGAAATGGGCAAATTGTATCTTGTCAAAGGGCTTTGGAACGATTCGTTTATTGAGGAATGCATTGAATTTGATGTTGGGGTGCATGACGATCAAGTGGATGCTTTATCCGGGGCGTTCAAACTTATGGCGTTTTGTTCCCCCGATGTAATGGATCCTGTCGATGGCCCACCAGTCATAACAGATGGCCGAATGGAAGAGAAAGTTCCGACCACCTATCTTGATGATTTGGTTGATATGCCTGATCGTGGGGGTTTTGATGAATTGGTAACCCCATTTTTTAATTAAACTGGAAGGAAATTTATCATGACTTGGATCGCACATTTATTTTTCGGCCTGTACATGGTTGCCTATTTTGCTTTCGCTGGCTACACCGTTTATATGGTACTTGTCGGGGAAAAGAAACAGCAAGTAACGACTATCGGCAAATTGGTTTGGTGGCATGGTGCAATATTTATTGGAAGCCTTTGCGCCTCGGCTGTTATAGGAATGGCGTTTGTTTTTGCCATAATCATTTTAAGAGCTGTCGGAATGATCGGAGTTTAACATGGGTTTCAAAGACTTTGTGGAAAAGTCAGCAGGTAACATGGGGATTGAAATCCCAAACCAACGGCCCATCATTGGGGATTACCAAGATGACTTCTCCAACGATTTTACCGAATTAAAGAAATCGAAGACATGGCCCCTCCTGACCAACATGCTTCGGGGGCTTGACGTTGTCCCGCAGGATGGGGATTACAAAGCCTTCGCTCAAGTTTATTCGGCAGTCCTCTGGGTTTACGTGGCGGCTTATATAATTGGCACATCGATTGGATCCCTTCCCGTTCAAATTTGTTCCGGGAAAAAGGACAACCCAAACGTAATTGAAGAAGGCCCGGTTTTTGATCTCTTTGAAAATCCAAATGAATATGACGGGCTTCCTGAAATGGTTGAGGATACCGCAATTGATTTGGAACTTACCGGCAATGGATATTGGGAAAAGTATGGCAGTGTTGGGAATCTGCCAATCAACATGTACAGCATAGACCCTGTCCCTATTACTATCAAAGAAGATGCAATCCGAAAGATTGCATTCTATAAATACAAACTTGCTGACGGCTCAAGTAAAACATTCTACCCGGAACAACTTGCCCATTTCAAATATGCCAACCCAACGTCTGAATTTTATGGTATGTCAGCTATCAAACCTTTGCAGACTTCCCTTGTGACAGAACTCCATCGGCAAACATATACCAAATCATACTTTGAAAATGAAGCCCGTCCCGATTTGATTATGACCCACAATGCCGACATTAGCAAAGGCGTTGGCCCTATGTCGGAAGGAATGAAGAAACGCTTTGCTCAGACATGGCGTCAATCTTTCGGTGGGCCAAAAAGAAAAAGACTTCCTGTCCTGCTTGACAGTGGTATGGATGTCCGGATTCTTTCCGAAGCTCGCAGGGATATGGACTTTGCTGAAATGGAAAAGAGCATCATGAAACGGGTCTTCGCTGGCTATGGCGTCCCCCAGGTGTTGGCATGTATGTTCGATGATGTTAATTATTCCACGGCCAAGGAACAGGTCAGAATATTTTGGCGTGTAACCCTTCCGCCAAAGGTCAGCCGGATTGCTGGGACAATAACCCGTTCGATACTTCGGCCGTATGACAAAAAGCTTTGGTGTAAATTTGACATGTCTGACATTTCCGCCCTTGAGGAAACGGTCAAGGAGCGGGAGGAAAGACTGAGCCGGATGTTTGAACGCGCGGGGATTACGCTTGGCGAATACAGGCATCGCATGGGGTTCAAAGTTGAAAAGGATGATCCATACCAAAAGATGAGATTCATTACCGCAAACCTTTTGCCTCTTGATGCTGTGCTTGCACCGCCGGTCGATGAGGGCGAAGGTGGAGAGTTGCTTCCTGAAAATGGACAACCGGCCCCCGGCACCGGTGGCCCGCCACCGACGAGCCCCCGTGGTTTCCCCGGTGACGACCTTGAAGGGGAGGAAGCCTAGTGGTTCCCGGACAAAAAGGATTTGCCCGTAGATATATGAACCGGCGCAAGAGTTCCGAAAAACAACTTGAGATAGCTTATCAAAAAGCTATCCGACAAGCCATGTCTGCGTCGGCCTCTGGTATATCTGGACGAGGCGTTTCCGGGATCGCTTCTGAAAAAAGGATTACCGCAATATTCAGGAATAGTACCAAGGCATCTTATCGAACGGTTATTCGGAATGGGTTTACCTTTGCGCTGGAAGATGTGCAAGAACTTTATGGGAAGCCATTGCCGGTATTGGTAGAAAAGGAATTGACACCAGACGACCTTGCCATGCTTGGATATGCTGCAACTGAAAAGGTTATCCTTGAGGAGTCCATGACACAGGTAGTCACAATGTCAAAAACGGTTCGCACAAAACTTGTACTTGAATATCACAAGGCTACAAAGTTGGGGGAAAGTACCGCTCAAATAGTTCGACGATTCCAATCAGGGACTTTGCCGGGTGGTACCCCTAACTGGATGGCCAAACGGATTGCCCAAACAGAAACCACACGGGCGTTTAATCAGGCCACACATGACGGGTATTTGAAATCTTCAGTTGTCAGCAAACGGCAATGGATTACCACTTCGAGCAACCCACGGGATGCTCATGCTGCTGCGGCGGCTGGCCCTCCTGTACCATTGGGCAAACCTTTTATTGTGGACGGGGAGGAGTTAATGTACCCCGGCGATTCATCTGGCAGTCCTGAAAATGTCATAGGTTGCCAATGTGGGGAAATACCGGTGATAGGGAAATTCAAACCCTCGGCGCAACCTACTGTGGCACCGAAGCCTATACCAAAACCTACACCGAAACCATCCGTGGGTGGTACAAATTATATTTCAACTGACCACACAAATTTGTCTGGAGATTTTTATGACCTCAAGACCTTACCACAGGTAGTATCAAGTATTAGCCAAGGTAAGGTCGTACCAAAATCACCAGTCCGTGCACCAGTGTTGAACATTATAAATGATTTTACCACTTCTTCAGGTTTCTTGCGTAAGGCATATAAATCCGGCCGAACTAAAAAACTTGCCGGGAAAACTTTAACCTACGCTGAACAGCAGAGTTTTTTATTGCAGGATACAGTAGCTCAAAAAACGTTAAGAAAAGGGACTACTTTACACAGGGGTATGGGTTTTACAAAATATGATTTTGATGAATTTTATTCAGCGGCTAACGGTGGTTCTTTTGAACTTCAAGCTATGAGCTCATTTTCAAAGTCTTCCAAAATAGCCAAAGAGTTTGCTGGAAAAGGGGAATACCAAGTTATTGTGCATACCAAATCAAATGGTAACCTGTATGGATTGGATATTTCTTCGGTGGCAAGTTTACCGGATGAGCGCGAAGTTATTTTGGCAGCAGGCCAAAAATTTAAGGTTACCAAAATAGAAGAAACTTCAAAAGGAATTTTGAATATGTGGGTGGATTCAGTCCCTGTATTAAAAAAAAGTATAGCAAAAGCAGCACCAAAAGAAAGCCTCACGGATCTCATGGACAAGGCTTTTGATAAGCCATTAAGTATCAGGAAAAAATGAAAGGGTTGACCATGAATGAAAAAAGTCTCACAGAAATAGCGGACTACCTTGGCTTATTCGAAGTGAAAAAGCCAAAGGGATCCACGGGGGAAGCCTTTGAATCTCAGAGCAAAAAGTTTTCCCATTCGGAAATTATAACGGATGAGGATATGGACTTTGGTTCCTTCCACATTGCAAAGGGCCAAGAGCTTCATTACATCCTTGGTGTGGTTCTGGAGCCTGAAGTTTTGGATGCCACCAGAACAGAAAAATCAGTTGGAGACATATATAATGTTGATGAGGTCCGAAAGGCGGCCCATCGCTTCATGCTCGAATACCGGGGGCAGGGTAATGACTTTATGCACAACGGGAAAGACAATCCGGAGGCATATCAAATAGTGGAGTCATACTTGGCGCCTGCTGACATGGTATTGGGGAATGAAGAAATCAAGAAAGGGACATGGCTTATGGGATCTATCGTATTTGATGAACAGATATGGAAAGATGTCAAAGGGGGGAGGATCACAGGTTACAGTATAGGAGGTTACTCAAATGCAAGATTTGAATCTGCAACGTAGGCTTTCCAATATCCAAACTGATCATGTCAGTTTGGTGGACAAGGCCGCGAACAAAAGGAAATTTGTGCTAATTAAACATCAAGGAAAGGAAATAGCAATGGAAGAACTGAAACCCATTCTTACAGCTTTGGATGGCAAACTTGACGCGATAAGCAAACGACTTGATGCCATCGAGAAAGTCGAACCGGTTACTTTTCTTTCGGTGGACAAGGCAGGGGCAAAATTCAGCTCCGCCACGTTGACCCAGTTGAAGAGTACCATTTCAGCCCTTCAGAAACTTGTCGGGGTTGAAACTGAAGTTGCAAAGAAAGAGGACGAGGTCAATTTGACTGAGGATGAAATGTCAGCAGCCCTTAAAAAAGGTCTGACGGCTGCCTTGACCCCGGAAACAAAACCCGACGCGGATGCCGAAGGAGTTATCAAGGAAGTTATTGCCAAGGCTCTCGCTTCAATTAATGGAGGTAAATAAGCATGGGTAACGGAAATTTTTCAGCCGCCGAACTCGAAGCCATCGGAAGGCTTGTTGGCAATAGCATGCGCGAAAGTCAGGAGAAGGTTTTCGGTAAGGTTGCCGAAGGTACTTCCCTTAAAAAAATGGTGCAAGATGAAGTCCGGACAATTCTCAGGAAATCCGTATCCGGCCACGGTGTGCCGTGGCAAGCCCCGCTTCCTCCTGAAGATGTCTTCCGGCTTGAGAAAGCACTTTACGAACCTGCCGGGAAGTCCGATGAACTGATCCGGCTCCAGAAATGGAATGATGAAGTTTACACCCTTTGCTCCATTCTTAAAGTACACCCGACACAGCTTGCATCCTATGGCACATTTGAAAAGCAATGGTCAGAACTTTCCAAGGCACTTAATACACAAACTGCTGGAAGCGGCCTTGAATGGGTTCCCACTGGTTACAGCTCCCGCATGATTGAGTTTGTGGAAATTGCTGCTATGGTGGCAAATCAGTTCCAGTCTTTCCAGCAGCCAACCTCGACTTACGTTTATCCTGTTCTGTTGAGCGATGGCACCGCATACCTTGGCTCGGAGCAAACGTCAAACAGTCCGTCAATGTACAGGGCTTCAACTCCCGGTACTGACAACCTGACCTTTGTTGCCAAGAAACTTATTGCCAATTATCCGGTCAGCGATGAAATGACGGAAGAAAGCATCGTTCCTGTGCTTCCTGTCCTTCAGGCAAGCATTGCAAGAGCAATGGCAAAAGCAATGGATACGGCTATCATTAATGGTGACACTTCAACCACTCATTTCGATACCGGCTACACGGTCGGAACGGATGACGCCCGCCGGGCATGGATTGGCCTCCGCAAGATGGTAAGTGATGCCAATGGCACCCTCGGCTTGAAACAGGATGGTTCCACATGGACAAGCGCGCTCGGTCTTGGTTTACTGCGGGCACTTGTTGAGGATATGAAGGTTTATGGTCTGGCTGCAAGTGATTTGACCCTTCTCCTGAATACCAACATGTTCAATAAGTACAAGAGCCTTGATCAGGTATCGACAACGGATAAATTCGGTACTGCTGCCACGATCAAGAATGGCACCCTTACCGGTGTTGATGGGATTGGTTTCACTCTGTCCCAGCATGTTGAAGAGATGCAGAACGATACCGGTATTTATGACGGTACCACGACCATTGACACGCAATTCCTTCTGGTGCATAAGCCCTCGTTCATCCGTGGGGTTATGCGCGGCATGACACTGGAAAGAGTCCGCAAGCCTCTGTATGGAAATGAGTACCTTGTTTCCACCATGAGGACAGCGTGGAAATGTATCCGCGATTATCTGACTGAGCCCGTCGCTGGATGGTCTTACAATATCACGAAATAAGGAGGTTTTACAATGGCTTCAGGTGCAGGCTACAGGCATAGTGTTGTTGTCACTGAGGGGCTTCTTCGCTATCTGGAAGAGGCTGGCCCCGGTCAAAATCTTGACATGCTCAAGCGTTTCAAATGGGCATCGATGGGGAGTACCATTCACCTCGTAACCAATTGTGAGGATGTCACGGATTGGGATATTGAGGACTCGTCAAATTTCAATGCGGTCAATGAAGCATCCGACTTTCGCGTTGGGACAAATGCAATTGAACTTGTAGATGCCGGAACCACAGTAGGAACCGCTGTCACTCTTGACTCTGGCCATCGCCCCAATGATGAAGACTGGTCTGGATTCAATTGGCTTTGCATGTTCGTTCACGATGACACGGCTGCCAGAACTGCTGGAGAACTTACTTGCCAGATTCGCAATAGTACCACATGGGGCACGGTTCTTAGTGTCCCTGTAACCACTGTCGATATGTGGTCAATGGTTTGTATTGATATTAGTGGTGAAAACCGTGCCAATGTTGACGGATTCCGTTTTGTCAACCAGCGGGGAACAGGCTCAGACGAAAAAGTCTACATTGACCAGATTATTGTAACCGACCTTATTACTGGAACTGGTGACGGTGACGCCATTGGAACCGGCCCGGTCATTGGCCCTGTGAGGGCTTTCCCTATCGCAACAGGCTCGACTATTCTGCCCGGTGATACGGTGGAGTGGTCAGCATACGGGGTTGCCACGGGAACGGCAAATGATGCACGTATACTTGGTGTTGCTTGTCAGAATGACGCATTTACGAGTAAGGTTGCTTCTGATACCGTTCCGAATGAGGTACTTGTGGCTTGCGAGGGTTCGATTGTCTGGCTCCGCAACGATGGGACTGGTATGGCAATCGGTGAACCTGGTATCCTTGGCTCTGATGTTGTGACTGAGGGAGCAGGGACCGCAGCCGGAAATGCAGAATATGGATTCTGCATGTCACTGGAAACCTCCTCGACAACTGCTTATGCGAGTGGTGATTCAGCGTATGAAATCCTTAACGCAACAACTGAGGATTAATAAATTGGGGAGGGGTATTTTCTTTAGGGATATGGACAAGCCCTGTTCTTTCATCTCTCCCCAAAATAAGGAAGGGGAACCACGCAATGCGACTTATCATGTTTATGCCTTTTGGTTCAGACAGGGCATACTGTCAAAAATTTCCGGGAAGAAATCTCCGCCTACATTTTACCGTTGAAAATGCCAAGCAGGAAGTGCCGGACGATATAGCCGAAATGTTGATTGCCCAGCACCCCAAAATGTTTGGCTATTCACGGGTTCAACTTCAGGATGCCCGTGGCGGGGATGTATCGAAAATCCCAAAGCGGCTGACTGTCCCACGAAAATTAAAACGATATGAACACCCGGCTGTTGCTGCTATCCGAAAGGCTGCTGTTACCGCTGGGAATGAAACAAAAGAAGAAGAGGAGCTCAAAAAAGTTCCTCCTGCAAAGAAGCCTGCCGCAAAGAAAAAGACTACAACCACCACCAGAAAAAAAGTACCACAAAAGAAGAAAGGTAAATAATGGCTATTACTGAGGCATATAGGCAAGGGGGAACCGGGGTACCGCTCATACTTGGTACCTTGACCGCTGCTGCCACGGCTTCAACGGTTATTGATTTACGCTCCCAAGATGACAAGTACCGATTTGAACGGGTTGTTTTTCAATACGTGATTGCCAGAATTGTCACAAATGTTGTTGTTCGGGTTGAGGGCTCACTGGACAATGTGAATTGGTTCAACATTGCCGAAGATGATAACACGATTACACAACTAACAGATGGAACATACGCCGCAGCCTATTATGGGCTTGGCGAAATGAATTATATCCGGTTGTACTGGGTATCAGAAGCCGGTGGAACTGCCGCGACAATTGCAGTGACCGCCAAGGTAACCGAAAGGGTGGCCAATTAATGGATTATCTGAATAGAGCTACGGTGACCATTCCTTCCATGACTACGGTTGCCAGTGATGTTGTTATTATCCAATCCGATGTCAAAACGGTTGGATCAGACCTTGTTATCACCAATGCCATTGTCGATACGATTGCTTCAGATGTTGTGGTGGTCATGTCGGATGTCAAACAAGTTGTTTCAGATGTCAATATTATCCAGTCTGACATCAAAATACTTGACCCTATTATTGATACCACGGCTTCGGACGTTGTGGTAATTCAGTCTGATGTCAAAGCCCTTATGAGCCGTTCAGGCGAAGGAACTTTCGTCACCAAGACAATCACATATGGCGGGTCTGTTTCTTATGCGGCGTTCACGGTTACCGGCTGCGTTGCTTGTAAGGTTATTGGCTATGTCACAACTGCCACGACCAGTCACTCGGATTCAACTTCCGTCGGAACAACCACCAGTGCTGGAGGCCTTATTGCCGCAACCGCTGGAACGGCCATGCAGACAGTTGGTCAGGTTTGGGTTGACTCAGCCCCATCGAAGTTTGAAACCTTCCCGGCTGGAATGTCAGCAATCGGTGCCGGTGAGGATATTGCAGTTGTTGGAACGGCAAATATTACTGGTGGCGTTGTGGAACTGTATTGTTTCTACATTCCACTTTCCTCCGATGGCGCAATTTCGGCAGCATAACCGGGAGGATATATCATGATTGAAGGATACCAATATGCAGATCAGGGGAAAACAATCGACCTTGGAGCCATCCTTGAAGGTGGCTCCACAGAGGTAATAAAGTGCATTGGGTTTGACCATTGTGCTATTGCATTTACGGTTTTGACTATCGGAACCAGCGTCGATGTCAAACTTGAAACTTCCGTTGACGGAACCAATTTTACGCATTGGGATCAAGACGGTACTGATTATCAAATTGGGACAAATAAGACAGCGGTACTCGTGCATACATATTGT